AGTTTCATTAATTTCAGATGCGATGACTTTTTGGTTATCAAAATAATGTGGTTCATTCAAGAATGTCTTCTCAAAATCAGTTTGTGAATATGAAGTGTAATTTGTTGTAGATGAATCAACAGGAATGATATTAGTGGTTTTGACGGAAGTGTTTAGTGTTGTACCAGAGACAGTTAAGTAATGTACTTGTGGATACAATGTTTCAAACTTTCTATTGTAAGTGGCATAAACATGTCCACCACCAACTGAACTGCTTGCCGCCTGAGTGATTGTTCTGATGTTATAAGAATCAACACCAGAGTTCATAACTTGGAATAAGTTAGTATTGAAAGTTTCTGATGGAATAGCACCTGTCTCATCAGCGCCTCTGAAGAAGACATAAGATTTTCCACTATCCTCAAATCCGTTGTCTCTATGGTTAATCTTGATAATGCTATTGTTATTCTTAAACAACTTGGAAGTAGCGATAGACTCGGAAGTTGCATCAGTTTGAATTGGATTCATTTCAAGAAGTTCATAACCAAGATTTACATTCTTGAGTAGTAACTCAGAAGGTCTTGAAATATCAAACTCAGCACGATATAATGTGAACTTAAGATCTTGATCTAGATCTTCTGTCCAGTTTTCAGTATTTTGAGACTTATAAAGAGATCCAAGAGATGGTTGGGTTGTGATAACAGTGCTAGTAGAAAGATCAGTCTCTCCTAACTTAGAAGACCATAGTTCATAATCAGTTGAATCGGTTTCAATTACTAACGCATATTCGGAATCATTCTCCAGATATACAGGGTAATCGAACGCGAAATGAGTAGGAGTTGTAGACTCCGTGAGACCCTCAAAATCGGTCGCTACACCCATTCTAACAGCAGGTGTATCAATCTCAATGAAGGTTTCTACCTCACACCCTCCAGCGCCATTTCCGACGCCTTTGATGACCACTGAAGGAGACTCTGTATATCCGAAACCAGCAATAGAAACCTCAGCATTGTAGATTCTTCCGTCAGATACATTGATCTTAGCAGTTGCTACAGATCCACCAGGAAGTTGTGGACTTTCAATTGTTAGAACAGCACTGTCATAATTCTGACCAGGATTGGTAATTCTAATGTCGGATAGTTTTCCACTGTCTTTAGCAATCGTCAATGTAAGATCTGTTCCTCCAGTAGCATTTGCTAATGTTACAGAAGGAATCTCTAGCAATTCATTCTGTAAGAAAGATCTACCATTGTGGTTCTTGAGAACGAGAGTATATACTTGCTCGTTAGTAAGAGCATATACGCCTGTAGATGAAGGAGTTAATTCAACACCGTTCTTATCAATGATTCTAGAAATAGGTCCAGAAGCAGCAGAACTTGTGCCAACAACAACCTCACCTCTAGTTACCAATATATTACCAGAAGCAAAGCACTTAAGGAATGTTTCAGGAGTTAGAGTTTTTTCTGTTCCAGGAACAATATTCTTAGCAGGTTTGTCAAAGTCAACATTAGTCATGTAAACTCTAACTGGAATATTGGTGCTCTTACTCTTAAAGTATAGATCAGCACCAGTGATGAATACACCACCGTCAAAGTTTTCAACCTTGAATACCTGTGCTAGTGGATTTGGTCTTAGAGGATTATCAGTATTGCTTTCGACAAACTGTACACCCTCATTAGATTTAAAGTAAGAAGGTTTGGTAGATACAATACTGGAGGGATTCTGTGGTAGAATACCCGATGCATAATACTTGATTTCTGCGTATGTATCTACGGTAGTCTTATCTTCATTAGTGCTACTAGAAGTAAATCTAAATGTTAGTTCACCAGTTGTGAAACGTAGTTCTTCTGAAGCTTCGTCATACTCAACAGTATCAGCGTCTCCAGTCCAAGTAGCATTTTCACGAGGAGCATAACCAGCAGGCAATAGAATCAAACCACTAGCGTTGCCATTTTCATCGGTCACAATCTCGCCATTAAATGCTGATAGTGAATTACCAGCAATGCCAGTATATCTTAGGTCTGGGTTTACCCAACGATTAATATTTCTGCCTTCTAAGAATACAGATACTTTAGTTAGAGGCTTAAGTCTTCCAATTACAAACTTGATAGGTCTAGTTCTAGCAAAGAACTGTAGTGATGTTGATACAACACTTTCGCCAACTGCTTTAGTTTGTACACCTTTGCCAAGTTCATTGTTTTGTGGACTAATATTGGAAGAACTTCCAACAGAAGCAGCTTTGACAGAAGACTTGGCGTTGGCGGTATTCGTCTCACCAAGAGAATTAATTGATGTAAACGAAGGGGAAGTTCCAACCCAGTTTACAATGAATGAATTATGGAGACTAGAGAAACTCTCTCTACTATCATCTTTAGCAATAAAGATATCGAAGAGACTTGTATTTGTATCTACAACCAAAGGTTCTACGCTTTGATCGTACCACTGATCAATCTGTGGAGAAACTTCTCCTTCACCAACATATTGGAAAACAACAAATGGGTTTGGATTGATAGTCTTCGATGCGAAATCATTACCAAGAAGTTTGAGACTACTATATGGCAGAGTTACAATATTACCAGACTTTTGATATCCAGCAACAGATCTTTGGTCTTGTCTTGTATTGACTTCTCTTAGAAGAATAGAATCTTCTTTTGACTGTGGTCTCAATACAGACTGTCTGCTATCGATAGCACACTTGTAGTCAGCAGAAACTAGGTTTCCAATACCATGAGTCTCGAAATTGTCTACAAAGAAACCAGACTTAAATCTATCAAGACCGATTTCATCCTTGACTTGCATGTTCAACGCCTGTTGCTCAAGGATGCTGAGCGTGGTATAATACTCAAGACGTTCAACACGCTTCTCAAGTTTACCGATGTCCTTCATCGTGTAACGCTTGTGCTCAACAGGAGTAATCCTTACATCTTTGCTGCTTGTAGTATACGCTGGAATATAAGCATAGAAGAGAGCAACAGCATCCTTGACAGGATCTGGTTTAGTTGGGTTGAGTGAAGAATTACCTTCCTTGACAACAAACTCACCTCTCTTATTAAGGAAGATACCGTCAATACGATCAAGATATTGAATTTGACTGAACGAGAAAGTATACTCTAAGTTTGTATCTGGAGCAGGAGTTGCTGCTACAACGGAACCAGCACCAGTGAAATTACTATTAGTAACTTCTAATGAAGAAGTATCTTGATATCCAGCAACAATTGTAGAGGTATTTACTTTTGGTCTAAAGTCAATAACATTCTTGAGTTCTACATTTCCTAGAGCAGAAGAGTTGAATGTTGGAATCTCGTCCTCAGTAACACCTGCCTCATGGAGGTAACTATCAATAGTTACAAAATCTCCTTGCGAATGTTCGAAGTAATCAAAAGCAATTACTAATTGACCAACAGTTGGGTCAAATCCTGGTTTTAGAACAATTCTAGAAACATCATAGATTGTATCCCTTTGACCATTATCAAATGTAAATCTATTAGTTACATCTGTACCAGAAACCAAATTACCTGCGCTGTCAATTTCGGGTGGTTGTGTACTAGTTCCTTCATAAACATAACGTAGTTTATATGCGTCAGAGAACGATAAAGTTTCTACAACATCACTATCATAGTCAGTTCCTCTAAAAGGAATAACTCTATCACCAGCAGAATCTACAACAATACGCTTATTCTCAATGGAAGTTTTGAGTCTTGGTTTTGCATTTGAAACTTCTAGTGTTGCGGTGAGTTTCAACTCAGGAGCAACATAATTTGCTTCGCCAGCAAAATTGGTATTAAAGTATGAAGTTGGTAGTTGGAATGTGATGCTGCCAGAGGTCAATCCACTTGCTGTATCAGTTGCCGAAGTAACTTCTACATTGTCAGCATCGATGTAAACAATATCACCATCTTCAACTAAATCAGCACTGTTCTTATTCAAGACAGTAACAATATAGTTCTTTTCATTAAATGATGTAAATCTTTGTGTACCAAATGGCAACTGAGCAGCAAATGAGATGATACCGCCACCAGTAGAACCAGCAGTAACAAAGTCTCTTCTGAAGAAATACTTGATCTTAGTATCATCAGATCCAGCAGAGATTTTTTGTACTTGCTTACTTCCTGTTGGGAAAAGAAGAGTTCCAGAATTTGGATTCTTAATTCTTGGACGGAGGAGAACAACACTGGTGCTAGTTACATCATCATATAGAGTTTCATCAATGTAAATTCTTGTCTTGGCAGATCCTTTTTGGATAGTAGCATATTGAACAATTGCTCTGATAACATTGTTAGAAGCATCCGAGAACTGAATCAAATCGCCCTGTTGTACAATGCTGCTAGCATCTGCACTGAAACTTGTAGACTCAAGGAATTTGGTTCCCTTTGATCCGAAGAACGTAAAATCTGTTACTGATGTAACATTAGCAAAGTCTCTATCATCTACAACAGAGTCAGCAGTAAACTGATTGACATTGCCAGATCCATATGATGATCCAAATGATTTTACATTTTGTGGAGTGTATGTCGTTACTGTATTTCTATTCAATACAGGAACGATTACTGCGTTAGTTGTTGGAACATTGTCACCAGAATTGATTGTTACTACAGGTGGTTTCGAATA